AGGAGTTCGCGAGGGCGTTCTACAAGTCGAGGGCGTGGGAGAAGGCCCGCGAGGCGTACATGCGCAAGCCCGTCCACGTGCCGGGGCGCGGCATCTGCCCGCCGGGCATGTGCGAGCGGTGCTTCGCGCGTGGGAGGCTGCGACCGGCGCGTGTCGTCCACCACAGGACGTGGCTCACGCCGGACAACATCGGTGACCCGAACGTGACGCTCGGTTTCGACAACCTCATGAGGGTGTGCGCGGACTGCCATGCGGAGCTGCACGCGTCGATGCACGATGGAGAGGCGCAGGAGCCGAGGGTCGCGTTCACGCCGGACGGGAAGGTGATGCGGATTGGCTAGGAAGGCGAAGCTGGGAGAGCTGCAAGCGCAGGTGGAGCAGCTGGACGGGCTGCGTCGGCTCATGGCGGACGACCTGCTGGCCGCGTACGTGGACGTGTACGAGGACTACGAGCGGCTCAACGGGACGCTGGCGAAGGACGGGCTGCTCATCGAGGTCGAGAAGGGCGGGGAGAACAACCGGCACACCGAGCGCGTGAGGCATCCGGCGTTCGACATGCGCCGGTACTGCATCTCGCAGATGGCCGACTTGGCGAACAAGATTACTAGGTTCGTGCGCGAGGAGGGCGCGGAGCCCGAGGACGCGTTCGACGAGTTCGTGAATGGCTAGCGCGGCGGAGTGGCCCCCGACCACCAAGCCGGGGCATAGGGACGGCAGCGAGGCGGGGGCGTACATCAGCGCCGCGCTGGGCGGTGACGTGGTGACCTCGCTCAAGGTGCGGACGCTCTGCGCCATCATGCGGAAGAGGATGGTCGAGGGCCACAAGCAGTGGCGCTACGATCCCGAGGCGGCAGCCCGCCCATGCAACTTCATAGAGCGGTTCTGCTGCAACCCGCAGGGCAAGCCGGGGCGCAAGATTGTGCTCCAGCCATTCCAGCTGTTCTTCCTCGAGCTCGTGTTCGGCTTCGTGGACGCGGACGGGCTGCGCGAGTTTACCGAGCTCATGGTGGTCATGGGCCGCAAGAACGGCAAGACGACGCTCTCGGCCGGGCTCGGCCTGTACATGCTCATGGCGGACCACGAGGGAGCGCCGCAGTGCTACAGCGCGGCGACCTCGAAGGACCAGGCGAGCCTCCTGTACGGGGCCATGCTCAACATGGTCCGGCAGTCGCCCGAGCTCTCCAAGCGTCTCCACAAGGGCATCATCCCGGACCGGGCGCAGGACGGCCTCATGAACCAGCGCAACGGCGGATACTTCACGCCGCTCTCATCGCAGACGCGCAACCTCGACGGCCTCAACGTTCACTTCGCGGTGGTGGACGAGATGGCGGCAATCACGAACCGCGACACCTACGACCTCGTGAAGCAGGGCACGTCGTCGCGCGACCAGCCGCTCATTGTCGAGATAACGACGAACGGCTTCGAGCGCGACAACCTGTTCGACCAGCAGTACGACTACGCCGCTAGGTGGCTGGACGGGGAGGTGGACGACGACAGGTTCCTCCCGGTCATCTACGAGCTCGACTCCCGCGACGAGTGGTCGGACGAGAGCGCGTGGCCCAAGGCGAACCCCGGCCTCGGCACCATCAAGAAGGTCGAGACGCTGCGCGGCTTCTGCGAGAAGGCCAAGCAGGACCCGTCGTTCTACCCTACGTTCATGACGAAGGACATGAACATGCCGGAGAACCGCGCGAGCGCTTGGCTGCGCTTCGACGAGGCGGTCAACCGCGAGAGGTTCGACTGGCGCGAGATGGGGTTCCGCTACTGCGTGGTAGGCTACGACGCCTCCGACTCAATCGACCTCACGGCGGCGGTCGCGCTCATGATGCGGCCGGGCGACGACCACCTCTACGAGATGGCGCACTACTGGATTCCGGAGGAGTCGCTGCGCAGGCAGGCGAACAGCGGCTACCGCAAGGAGCGCGACGTGGTGCCCTACCAGCAGTGGGCGGCGGACGGGCTGCTCACGCTCGTGCCCGGCAACAAGATTGACCACCGCGTCGTGTTCGGGTGGATGAACGAGCTTCGTGACGTGTGCGACATCTGGCCGTTCGCGATGGGCTACGACCCGTGGCACCTCACGGACGACTCGTGGCTCGACCTCGCGCGTTCCTTCGTGGGCACCGACCGGCTCGAGCCCGTGCGGCAGGGCGCTAAGACGCTCTCCGCCCCGATGAAGAGCATCCGCGCGGACTTCGCGGCGCACAGGTTCGTTGACAACGACAACCCGCTCACGGAGTGGTGCCGCATGAACGTGAGCGTGGTGGTCGACCGCAACGACAACTGGCTCCCGCAGAAGGGCAAGGGAGACCACGGGCGCATCGACGGCTTCATGGCGGAGCTCATGGCCTACGTCGCGCTCTCCCGCCACGAGGACGAGTACAAGGGCGGGATATGACGCATATGCGCAGATAGTTGCGCCTTTACAACCGCAATCCCAATGTTACGTTTGTGGCATGGGAATCCTAGCGGACGTGCTGCGCAGGCCGGACAAGCGCAATGGATACTCCCGCCTCCCGTACAAGACGATAACGGAATACGCGCCCACGTTCTCCTCGTGGGGCGGGAGCCTCTACGAGCAGCAGCTCACGAGGTCCTGCATCGAGCGAATAGCCGTCGCGTGCTCCAAGCTCAAGCCGGAGGTAGAGGGGTCGGCCAAGCCGCGCATCAAACGGACAATCAAGACCGCGCCGAACGACTTCATGACGTGGCCGTCGCTCCTCGCGAGGACAGCGACCATCCTGGAGACCGACACCACCGCGTTCGTCGTCCCGTCATACGACGAGAACGGAGAGGTGGTCGGGCTGTGGCCGCTCAAGGCGGAGCACGTCGACCTCCTCGACCGCGGCGGCGTGCCGTGGCTGCGCTTCGAGCTGGCGAGCGGCGACGCGATGGCCATAGAGCAGTCGTGCGTCTGCGTGCTCACGCGCTTCCAGTACGAGTCCGACGTGTTCGGCGGCGGCAACGCGCCGATATCCCAGACCCTCCGACTCATCAACCATCAGGTCGAGGCGCAGGACGCGGCGATTAAGAACGGCGCGTCCATCCGCTTCATCGGCAAGATGGAGGGCATGGTCCGGCCCGAGGACGTTAAGCGCAAGCGGCAGGAGTTCACCGACGAGAACCTCAGCGCGGCGAACGACTCCGGCCTCATGGTCTACGACAACACGTGGCAGGACATCAAGCAGATTGACAACTCGGCGTACACGGTAGACGCCGACGAGATGGCCCGCATCGAGAAGTCGGTCTACACCTACTTCGGCATCAACGAGAACATCCTCACGAACGACTTCACCGAGGAGCAGTGGGGGGCCTTCTACGAGAGCGTGATCGAGCCGATAGCGATACAGCTTGGCGAGGGGCTCACGCAGATGCTCTACACGCCCATCGAGCGCGCGCACGGCAACCGCATCTCGTTCTCGTCCAACCGGCTCGAGTACGCGTCAAACGCGTCCAAGCGAAACATGATCCGCGACATGGGCGACCGAGGCGTGTTCTCGGTGGACGACATGCGCGCGATCCTCCAGCTCCCGCCGCTCCCGAATGGCGCGGGGCAGGTCTACATCATGCGCGGCGAGTACTACATGCTCGACGCCAACTACAACGTCATGTACAAGTCTGGCGGCGACGACGCAGGGAAGCTCGCGTCGCCGTTCTTCACGGACCGCGACCCGATCGACCTCGGCGGCGACGACCAGGAGTACCAGCCGACCGAGGCGCGAGGCGCGCAGGACCAAGACGAGGGGGTCTAGGCAATGCCGTACAAGACGGACGGGAGCAGGGAGTACAGGAGCTTCACGATGGCCCCCGTCTCGGACTCCGAGAAGCACCCGTACGAGGTGGAGGGGTACGCGACCACGTTCGAGGACTCGTACGAGATGTACGGTGGGTGGACGGAGCGTATCGCCCGCAACGCCCTCGACGGCGCGGACATGGGCGACGTGATATTCCAGCTCAACCACGAGGGCGCTCCGATGGCCCGCCTCTCCAACCAGTCCATGTGGCTCGACGTTGACGAGCACGGGCTGCACGTAAGGGCGTTCCTCGGCGGCTCGCAGCCGGGCCGCGACCTCTACGAGGCAATCACGAACGGCCTTGTGACGCGCATGAGCTGGGGGTTCTCCATCGCCGACGACGGCGTGGACGAGGACTACCAGACGAGGACATCGACCATAACGAGGGTCAAAAAGGTTTTCGACGTGTCGGCGGTGAGCATCCCAGCCAACCCCGGCACCGAGATACACGCGCGTTCCTACCTCGACGGAGTGATCGAGGCGGCACGAAGGGAGTCTTCGCGGCGCGCAGACGTAGAGCGCAGGAGGCGTGCCGCCGCCGCGCTCCGAATCCGCTAGAGACAGGAGCAAGCAATGGCATTCGAGAAGTGGGAGCAAGCCCAGTACCGCTCCGCCGACGCCGACGCGCTCGAGAAGCGCAAGGCCGAGATCGCGGACGAGCTGGAGAACGAGAAGTCCAAGGTCGCCACCGACGACCTCATCGAGGAGCGCGACATGTGCCTCGACGCCATCAAGCGCCGCAGCGCCGCAACCGAGGTCCGCTCCGCGAAGGTGGTCGAGGGGTTCGAGCCGCACACCGGCGCGCAGGCCGCGAAGACGTGGGACAACGCCCAGCATCGTTCCGGCGAGGTCCGCATGGTCCGCGAGGAGGACCCGTACGACACCGAGTCCTACCACCGCGCGTTCGCCGACTACGTCACCCGCGGCGTGCCCATCCAGGGCATCGAGACTCGCGCCAACGCGTACACGACCGTCGCGTCCGACGCCGGCAACGTCGTCCCGACCCAGCTCATGAACACCATCATCGAGAAGCAGACCGCCTACGGCGACCTGTTCGCCGGCGTCACCAAGACCTCCTACCCCGGAGGCGTGCAGATCCCGACCGCCGACATCGCGCCGACCGCGTCGTGGATCACCGAGAAGGCAACCTCGTCCGACCAGAAGATCGGCGTGGACGCCAACATCACGTTCAGCTACTACGGCCTCGAGGTGAAGCTCGCCCAGTCCGTGCTGGCGTCCGCCATCACGCTCAGCTCGTTCGAGGCCAAGTTCGCCGAGGCCGCAGCTCGCGCCATGGTGCAGGCCAAGGAGACCGGCATCATCTCCGGCACCGGCTCCGGCCAGATGCTCGGCGTCACCGTCGACTCGCGCGTCCCGGCCGCGAACAAGATCTCCATGGCCGCTGCCGACCTCGGCAAGTGGGACGCATGGCACAAGTCCGTCAAAGCCAAGATGAAGAAGGCATATCGCGACGGCGAGTTCATCATGAACCAGGCCACCTTCGACGCCTACATCGACGGGATGGTCGACTCCAACGGCCAGCCCGTGGGCCGCACCAACTACGGCATCAACGGCGAGGAGCAGTACCGCTTCATGGGCAAGCCCGTCCACGTGGTGGACGACGACATCCTGCCCGACTTCGACTCGGCATCGGCCGGCGGAGCGTTCTGCATCTTCATGCGGCTCTCCGACTACACCATCAACTCGGCCCTGCCGATGCGCACGAACCGCTGGTCCGACCACGACAACAACCTCGAGAAGCTCCAGCTCCTCGAGTTCCTCGACGGCAAGCTGGTCGACCCGTATGGCGTGATCGTCATCAGCAAGCCCAGCGCGTAAGGACGACATGAGGAAGGGGGGTGGCGCACGTGGCGCTGCTTGACGATGTGAAAGTGGCCCTGCGCGTCACCTCCTCCTCGATGGACGTCGAGGTGCAGGCGCTGGTCGACTCCGCCCTCGCGGACATGAGGAGGGCGGGGGTGGACGAGGCGCTCCTCGCGGAGGACACCATGCATCCGCTCGTCAGGACCGCCGTGATGCTCTACTGCAAGGCCGGCTTCGGCTACGACAACTCCGAGGCGGACCGCTTCATGCGGAGCTACAAGGACACGCTCGCGACCATCATGAACTCGCCGACCGGCATGGCCGGGTGAGCGGCATGAGGTGGAACGAGACGGTGGTCCTGCTCGGGGCGTCGAAAAGGTACCAGGACGACATGGGGGCGTGGCACGTCGGCGAGCCGGACAAGCGGACCGTGTTCTGCAACCCGTACTCCGTGGGCGTGGCCACGTGGACGAACGAGCGCTCAAGGGGAGACCTGCACGTCGACGCAGGGCCCCGCCCCGACGCGTCGATACAGCTCCGAACCGTCGACTTCGGCGGCGAGGAGGAGGTCGAATACCGGGGGAGGCAATACGACGTCGACACGGTCATCGAGAAGGGCGACTTCGTCACGCTCACCCTCATAAGGAGGGTCAGCAATGCCAAGTGACCTCATCGGCGTCGACCAGTTCGCCGCGGCGCTCGACGACATCATGGACGGCGTACAGGAGGCCACGACCGCCGCGCTCAACGAGGGCGTCCGCAAGGGCATCCGCAAGGCGGGCAGGGAGTGGCGCAAGGGGGCCAAGTCCTCGTTCAAGGGTACGGGCCGCTATGCCGCGTCCATCCGCACGAGGGTCGACAAGGGCGGAGACGAGCCCGAGGCCCACGCCTACTCGACCATGCCGGGCCTCCCGCACCTGCTCGAGAAGGGCCACGCGACGATAGGCGGAGGGTTCGTGTCGGGGCGCACGCACATAGCCCCGGCCGCCGAGGACGGCTTCGAGGAGGCCTTCGACGTCGTGTCCGAGGAGATTGAGAAGAGCCTATGAAGGCGCACGAGCTTGTCGCGCAGGCGCTCAAGGGCATCGGCGTGCCGTTCGCCCTGCAGGCGTTCCCGGTTGGAGGGGCTCCAGACCCGCCGTTCGCCGTGTACACGGTGGACGGATACGGGGAGCTCTACGCGGACAACGCAGTGGCCCTCAACATCCCGACCATCGAGGTAGGGCTATATGAGCGCGAGGCAGACGCGGCGCTCGAGGGCAAGGCGTACGCCGCCCTCTCCAAGGCGTTCGGGCCCGTCAAGCGCGAGGAGGCGTGGGTGGAGGCGGAGCACGCCCGCGTCGTCTGGTACACGTTCAGCGCCCCGCCGGAAGAGCCAAGTACAAGCGACGAATAAGCACATCCCATTGACGGAAGGACAATGACATGGCAACCGAGAAGAAGATCCGGTTCGGCGTCTCCGAGGTCGCGTTCGCGCCATACGACGACACGACCAGCAAGTACGACGCGTGGATCGACCTGCCTGGAGCCACGCAGCTCACCCTCAACCCCGAGGGATCGACGCAGTCGGTGTACGCGGACAACATCGTGTACTACACCGGCACGAAGAACTCGGGCTACACCGGCACGATCACGCTGGTGGACATTCCCGACACCCTGCGCACCACCGTGTTCGGCGAGGGCTCCAAGGACGGCATGGTGTACGAGACCACCGACGCCCTCCCCAAGAGCGGATGCCTCAGGTTCAAGGTGGACGGAAACATCCGCAACGAGCGCACGGAGCTGCTCAACACGACGCTCTCCCGCCCGTCCGGCGACAACTCCACCAACGAGAACTCGCTCTCGGTCAAGAACTTCTCCATGGACTTCACGGCCATCGGGCGCGACCTCACCGTCGACAAGGCTACGAAGAACGTCGTGAAGGTCACCGTCGAGGACAGCACGGAGGGCAAGGCGAGCTACGACAAGATGCTCACCGAGGTCG